GGCAAGATTGTCGAGGCGACGACGGCCGAGGTGAAGCTGCTGGTCGGCGGCGGCTATGCGACCATCGCCAAGGACGATGCGGTCGTGTCGCCGCTTCCGGAGCCCGATCCGCTATGATCGCCGACGGCGCAACCCCGAATTGGGTCGAGTGGGACGCTGAGCGCATGGTGCGGCGTTCGTACTATGAGATCGAGGATGGCGTGATCGCCATCAAGACGGAATACTTCATCGATCCGCTGCTCGATGCGAACGCCGAGGCGCGCGCTGATGCGCCGCGGCAGTGGGGCGAGATGGCGCGCGTCGCATCGGTGCCGATGAACCTCTACATGCGCGATTATTTCCCGGCGCTCGAGCAGCGCGACGACCGCTACCTCGCGAAGCTGTTGAACGACAGCGACAACGCCAAGTTCCGGACCAGGGACGGGAAGGTCTGAGATGCCTGACGACATCCCCGACGTTGTCGAGCTGTATTTGCGGGTCGGCGACCTGGTGAAAAGGCCCGACCTGGCGGCGATGTTTAAAAGCGTTCTCCGTCTGGCCGAGCGGCGCATATTCCGCACCCTGCGCTTCTGGGCGATGGAGACGACCGTCACCTTGACGCCTGACGCACAGGGGGTCATTGCCCTGCCGGCGGACTTTCTCGAGATCCGCCATGTATGCCCTACTGGCGGTGGCGGCTTGCGTGGCGGCGACCTGACCGGCATGTCGTTGCATGCGCTCACCGCGCGCTATGGCTCCGGATCCGGGTCGGGGCGCGCATATGCGACGGTCGGCAGCACCTTGGTGGTTCGCCCTGTGAGCCAGCAGGCGCTCGACGTGACGTATTATGCGCGCCCCCCTTCCCTGGCTGACGTCTCGACCAATGCGGTCCTGCAAGCCGCGCCCGACGTCTACCTGTATGGCGTGGCGCGCGAGATGGGGGTCAGCGCGGCGCGCGATCCGCAGCTCGTGCAGTTGGTCGATCCGCTCTACATGAGCGCCGTGCAGGCGCTCGAGGTCGAGGATCTCAGCCGCCGCTTCGGGATGCAGGCGGTGCGTCTGCCGGGGCCTACGCCATGAGCTACATCACCGCGGTGCAAGAGGTCGCTTACCTGGTCGGCGTCGCGCCGCCGACGGCGATTGGCGATCCTGCGCCGGTCGCGCAGCGCTTCAAGCGCTTCGCCGACCGCGCCGGCCAGGAGATCGGGCGGCGCGCCGACTGGACGCGCATGATGCGCTCGGCGACCTTCACGGGCGACGGGGCGACGAACACCTGGCCGCTGCCGGACGGCTTTGATCGGCTCCAGCAGGGCAACCCGGTCTATGTGGTCGGCGGCGATTTTCTGCGCGGCGCGACGTCGCCCGACGAGTGGATCCTGGTGCAGAAGCTGCCGCAGGCGGTTGGCGGCCCGCCGCGAGTGTTCACGATGCAGGCGGCGGGCGCCGGCCAGGTCGCGTCGTTCAAGGTCTATCCGACGCCTGGCCCGGCGGTGGCGATCAGCTTCAACTACATGGCGCAGCGCTTCATCGTCGGCTCGACCACCGAACACTTCACGCTCGATGCGGACGAGACGTACTTCCCCGAGCGCCTGCTGATCCTCAACATGGTCTGGCGCTGGCGGCGCGCGCAGGGCGCGCCTTATGACGACGAGCTGAAAGAGTTCGAAGCCGAGCTGATGAGCGCCGCCTCGGCGGATGCGGGCCTGCGCCCGCCGCAGGCCGCCTGATGTCAGTTCTGCGCCGTCCCGCGCGCACGCCTGCGCCGCGCAATCCGGAGCTTGACTTCAAGCAGCGCAACATGGGCAAGCCGTTCCGGTTCCTGCCGCCGAACAACGGCCTGAACCTCAAGGACGCGCTCGAGAACATGAAGCAGGGCGACGCCCTGCGGCTCGACAATCTCATCCCGCAGCCGGATGGCGTCTCGACCAGGAACGGCCACGACATCTGGACGCCGGCTATGGGCGGCCGCGTCGAGAGCCTGCTCGAGTATGCCGCGCCGGGGCAAGAGTTCCTGTTCGCTGCGGTCGGCGGCCAGATCAAGAACGTCACGGCGAAGGGCGCGGCGGTCAGTCCGACGGTGCCTGGTGCGCCGTTCGCGTCCGACAGGTGGTCGTCAGCGCAAGTCGTCAGCGGGGCCGGGACGTTCATGGCGGCCTGCAATGGCGTCAATCCGCCGTTGAAGTTCGACTCTTCAGGCGGCTGGCAGGCGCACTCGATGACGTTCGCCGCCAATCCGACGATCATCAATACGTTCATTCACGTTTCGGCGCATCTCGGTCGCTTGTGGTTTACGCCGGCCAATAGCGCGAGCGTGTTTTACACGGCGCCGGCCAGCATCGGCGGCGCGCTGACTGAGTTTCCGATCAATCTGCGGCTCGGCGGCTACATCATGGCGACCGCCGCCCTGACGCGCGACGGCGGCTTAGGATCCGATGACCTGTTCGTGATCATCTCGAGCAAAGGCGAGGTCCTGACTTACGCTGGCACCAACCCGGCGAGCGTCAATACCTGGGGCCTGGTCGGCGTCTACACGATCCCGCCGCCGGTCAGCCGGCGCTGCACCGCGAAGATGGGCGCGGACCTGGCGGTTTTGACGGTGCGCGGCATTGCGCCGCTCGCCGAGGTGATGCGCCTGGCGGCGGTCATGCAGTCGAAGGCGACGATTACCGACCGCATCAACAGCCGCCTGGGCTATGAGTGGGACGCGAATTGGGACGAGTTCGGTTGGGAGCTGTGCGAGTTCCCCGGCAAAAACCTGGTCGTGCTCAACATGCCGATCAGTTCGACCGAGAG